ATGCGGGCGATTGCGTCGCGCAGGTTCGTCGGCGCGGGCAGCGCTGGCACCGAACCACGGTTCGCGGGCGGCTGGGCGGCAATGTCGCCGCCGAGTGCGCGAGCGGCCATGCCGTCCTGCGGGTTGGTCAATCTACGTGGCGTGCCGATATCGCGGTCTTCCACCACGCGGCCCTGCACGTCGATGACGTTGCTCTCGTTCGTGACGCCGGGGCCGGTCTGGCGCGTCTGAAGTGCGCGGCCAGTGGCGCCAAGGAACTGCACAGGGGTCGCGCCCGTATCCACCGCCGTCGCCGCAATCTTCGACAGCGGGCCCGCCGTGCGGTCTATGCCCATCTGCTCAGACAGCGGGCGGGTGTCTACAGCGGGGGTTGCGGCGCTGGCTTCGGACGCCGGCCGCAGCGCATCAAGCTCAGCCTGGGCCTCGTCGCGTGCGCCAATCAAGCGCTGGTCCCATCCGTTGCCCTTGGCCTGCTGCTGGATGAACGACAGGCGCTCCTCCAGTTGGGCAATGCGCTGCTCTGGGGTTAGGGGATCGTTGGTGGGCGCTGCCGCGTCCTGCACTACAGGATCGCTCTGGTCCTGGGCGCCGGGTGCCTGTGCATCTGGGCCCCTCGGTGCATTTGGGTCGGTTGCGCCCAGGTCGGTCGTGAAGGCCGGGCCCAATCCGCCCAGACCATCGCGCGCCGCTGCAATGTTGCGCGTGGTGGCGTCCTGATCCACGATGCCAGCCGCCTTGTTGAAGGTCTTGCTGCCAAGCGCTATTGTGTTACCAGTGCCTAGCCCCATCAGCGATTCATCAATCACCTCTCCGGCATCAACTGATCCGTAAGCGAGCTTCTGGCCAACGCCTTCCGAGAAGCCTTCGCCGCCCATCTCCGCGCCGACCACGCCAGTGTGGCGCAGGGCCTTGGCGCCCAGCGTGTTGCGCGCCGCGTTCGCCGCTTCAAGCCGGGCCAGCGTCGTGCCAGCGTCTGCCGCACTGATGGTGCCGGCCTTGACGGCATCGGCCAGCGTGCGCGCTTCCTTTGCCAAAGTGCGCCCGCCCAGGCCTGCAAGCCCCATCGTGGCGACGTTCAGCACCGCATCTGTACCCGCCGTGCCAATGCCCTTGCGCTGCGCCGCAGCGTCGAACTCCGGCTGCTTTTGCGCCACCATCCGGGCAAGCGCGCCTTGGTCCTGCAGGTCAATCTTCTGCGCCTGCGCTTCCTTTTGCACTTGCTCCTGCATGGAGGCGCCTTTTTCCAGGCCGTATCCACCAGCAAAGCCACCAAGTACGCCACCCGCAACGCCGCCTAGTACGGTGCCAAGGCCTGGCGCTACCGCCGTGCCAGCCATCGCCCCAAGCTTCGCTCCAGCAATACCCCCCGCCAGTCCTGGCAGGGAGTTTGGCAACTGCTCGGCAATCATCTTGCCGGTTTCGCCAGGGTTGGAGAGCAGTTGGCCGGCGCGCTTGAAGCCTGCCGCGCCCCATGTCTTAACGGTATCGACTACGCCTTCGGACTTGTTGGCAGCGTCTATATACGGCGCCATCTCCTCGGCCATCTTGCGCTGCGTCTCGGTCTGTGGCAGTGCTGTGCGCGCCTGTTCGCCAGCGATCTGCGCGATCTTGTTGGGGTCGTCGGTCAGAGCGGTGCGGGCGGAATCGACGGCGCGGCCAAATCCCTGCTTGGTGCGGGCGAGAATGCCTGGCTCTGGCTCGCCAACAAGAGAGGACCCCTTGTCCAACCACGACGTGTCAACGCCAGGCTGAACCACAGTAGATTGCTCGTCGAGCCAGTTTGAATTTGCCATCCCCCCACTGTCCCTGGATTGGGACTGGCTGGCGAACCCTACAAGGGGGCTTTGTTCGAACTGCGGTGCCTCTGCTAGAGTCCGCTCAGGAGGCTAGGAAATGCTTGACATGCCCTACATGAATGGCGCATCGAATGGCGGCGGTTGGATCTGCAATTGACCCATCAGTTCTTGGTTCTCGTTTTGCCGTCAGGTCCGATGAATTGAGCGCCCTTTGGCAGCTTAGCCAAATCATCCGGGCCATTGACTGTTGGTAGCTGCTGCCCCTGCCCCCCCTGCGGCACCACCTCAGTCTGTCCCGTCGCCTTGTTGTAGCGCACGATGGAGCCGGCGCTGGTGCTGCCGTCAATGTTCTTTGTGGCGGGCGTCACTTGTACGCCCCATTCGCCGTTGGCGCTCTTGCCTTGCAGCGTCATCAGCGCCTCCTGCGCCTGCTTGCGCTGCTCCGGTGTCGCCTTCGGGTCCAGCAGGGTATTGCGTAGCTGCTCGGACTGCTGCGCTGCCCGGTTGGCAAAGCCCTGCGTCTCCTGGTCCATCGCCAGGCGCTGCTGCGCCGTCTGAAAGCCCATGCCCGCGCGCTGGTTGGCGCCGGTTTGCTGCATGCCCTCACGTTGAATGCCGGCGTTCTCACGCATCGCGGCCTGGGCCATTCCCGGCTGGGCCTGGCGAAGCGCCTGGTCGGTGCCCAGCATGGCAGCGTAATTGGCCGAAGCGGTCCGGTCGCGCCCTCGGCCCCATTGGTCCGACTGCGTGATCGAGCTGGCCGACACGCGCGCGTTGCGCAGGTCGTTCTCCGCCTTCCATGAGTTGCCCGAGTGCTGAATGTTTGGCGCCGTGACGCCTTGTGCCTGTGGCGCTTGCGCTGGTTGAGCCAGTGCGCGCGATGCGAGGCTGTCGGCCACCATGAAACCGCCGCCTGGAGTCTTGCCGTTTACGGTGATGTCGCCGGAGATATTCGGCCCGCCGGAGTACGACACGCGCCCATCAGGGCCTACCGTCTTGGTGACGTTGTTCGGGCTTGCAGCGATGGTCGTCTCAGGTGCGGCAGGAGCCGCCGCTGCCATGCTCGATGGCGCGGTCTGCGTGCCTGCGGCAAGCCGCTGGTCCGTGGGGTTGGGAGCCGTTGGCGTGGGTGCTGGTTGTGGTGCTTCGTGGCGCGAGATGGCGGTGTAAGGCAACCCGGCCAAGGCAGCACTGGCCCCGGCCGCTCTTTCTGCTGCGGCAGTATCAAATGCCTGACCGACTTTTTCCTGTTGTTGTGCGGTCAACGGAAACCCGCCAAACCTCTTGGCAGCGGCGCTTCCAGCGTCGATAGTTCTTTGGCGGTCGCCGCCTACTGGAACGCCTGGGGTCGGCGCAGCTCCCACCTGCGTCACGCCTGGGTCGCGCGTGGCAGCGGCGGCGTCGCCGAAGCTGTTGGGACGCGCCTTGCGCTGCTCATCTTCTTTAACCGCCTGCACGAGATTGGTAGCCATGATTTTCCTTCTGCCTTAGGCAATCGGCCCAGGCATCAAACTGCCGCCGTCGCGCGTCCATTGCTCATTGCGCCCGCCGTGCTTGTCGCCAAACTCAGTGATGAATTTGCGCAAAGCCGTCTTGGCCTTCGCGTCGTCCTGCGTGTCTGCGTCTGTTCGGCTGTAGGCCCGGTACAGCATCCACTCCACTAGGGCGGGGTGCATCTCCTGGCGAATCTCTGGCGTGTCGCTATCGTTTGCCATCTTCGCCAGCGGGAACCGCAGCACATGCAACTTGATCTGGCCAGCGCTGGTTGGCTTTGGCCACAGGTACAGGCGATCCTGCGTCAGGCCAGATACCAATATGCGCGGGCGCTCCGCGGAACCCGTTTGCCAGGCCGGCATCATGTCGGCCATCTGCTGTGCTCCAAGCACTTCCACCGGGAAGCTATCGGCTGACGCTCGCAGCACACGCACGATGCGAGGGTCAAGTGCTATGGACTCGTCGCCTGGCGCATAGGCCACGGTGCAAAGCGAGGATGATGCATCGCGCAGGAACTGCCCACGGCGGCAGGCTTCGTCCTGCGCCTCGTTGGCATAGACCGTGAGCAGCTCATCTGAACAAAAGTACGGAGCTTCCGCGTCCAGCGACTGCGCCCGGTACAGCGCGATTAGCTCCTCAAGCGTCATATCAACGTCCTGCGAGGATGGCGCGCAGCCAAGCGGCGCCGCGCGGGTTGTCGTCGCGGTTCACTTGGAACGGATAGCGCAGGCTGTGGCGGTTGTGCAGCGTGTTCATGCGCTCGCCGAGGCGGTCGTCCACAGTCTGGTCGTAGCCGGTTTCCTTGGCGCGCGCCAATCGCTCAAGATACTTGCGCTTGACCACCATCGGGGTGTCGCGCTTGAACATTTGCGTTGTGCCGTTGACTGCCACCGGCACATACGGCGTTTCGTTGTCCTTGCCGCCAGAGAGCACCGTCACCATCACCGGCTCATTCATGAACGCCTCAAGCTCCACGCCTTCCATCGTCACCGGGGCGTCGATGATGTCGGACGTGAAGGACGGCACGACGCCAAATTCCATGGTGTCGGTGCGGCCCAGGTATTCATTGGTCGCATCCACTGCGGGTTTTCTGCTCATGTGCTTCTCCAAAAGAGGGCGCCCCAGCCGAAGCCGGGGCGACTGTGATTAGCCTCGGGCTTCGTAGAAGCAGGTCTTGGAGGCCAGGATTGCCGCCAGTGTGGCGTTTTGCAGCACGCGGAAGCCCTTTTCATCGACGGTGATGCCGCCGTTGGTAGTCTCCAGGGTGCGAGTGCCAGCGGCTGCAGTTTTCATGCAGGTGTTGGCGGTCATGCCCTCGAACCACTCCACTTCCACGCGGTCGGTCAGATTGACCCAGCGCACATAACGCGGCTTGAAACCGGTCAGCACGCGGGTGGAATCCGTTGCCGTGATGGAGGTGGCGTCGTACACGACGCTGCCAACTGCAACTGCGGGGGAGTCTTGTTTGTCGGAGTTGGTGCGGGTTTGACCCGCGATGTTGTCGGCCATGATGATTCCTTGGTTAAGCGGTGGTGGTCAGGGTGATTGCCGTGGCCGTGGTGTCCGTGGCAATCGTGGCGTTGGCGTTGTAGTCCGTGCGTAGCTGATTGAACTGCGTGGCAATCGCCTGCATGTCAGCCTGCATGGACTTGAAAACAGCCAGCAGTTCGCGCTTGTCGGCAGAACTGAGCGGGGCGGCGTTAATGCGTTGTGTGATGGATGTGGGCATGTGAGTCTCCTTGAAACGAGGGAGAGCCGAAGCCCTCCCTATTCATCAGGCAAGGCTGGAAACACCAGCCTCGGCCACAGCCATCCAGCCCTCATTGAGCAGCACACAGCTCATGTAGAACTTGGCGCCCACGTAACCGCGCTGGCCCAGGGGATCGCTCTTGTCCTTCACACCCGGCTGGATGTAGGTCGGATCAATTGCATCCAGCCCGCGCAGCGCCACTTGGCCCCATGCGTCTTCGCCCACCACGATGAACGGATATACGTCCACGTTGGCAGCGCCAGTCGAGTACAAGCCAGTCGCGCCGACTGCTGCACCCGCATTGGCGTAGGGGGCCAGCTCAGGCGACAGGATGAAACGGTAGTTCTCGCAGGAGCCAATCTCATAAGGGCTAGCCACCTTGCGCGAGCCGTACTCGGCCACATGCTTGAAGCCCGGCAGGTCACGAATGTCCGATTCGGCATCGGTATGCGCGAACACCAGATACGAGGCTTCCACGGGTTGGGTGGAAATCTTGTCGCTGGGCTCCAGAATGCCGGTGATGCGCTTGGCATGGTTAGCCTGCAGGTTGCGGCTGATCCGGCGCAGCAGAGGGAGCGTGATCTTTGCATTGACACTGGGACGGGTCGCACCGCCGCCTGCGTAGAACGCATTGGTACAGGCTTTCAGTACGCCGTAGCGGATCATTTCACGCACCAGGGCGATGCGCTCACCGCACTGCTTTTTCATTTCCTCGGGAACGTCGTCCTCGTAGGTGTCGGCAGTCTGGTCGGTCAACTCGTACAGGCAGCCGTACTGCTTGAGCGTCACGGTAATGTCGTGCGGCGTCAGGCTGTCGGCCGTTGGCGTCACGCCTTCCTGCAACTCATGCGCTACGGCGTCCACCGTAGGGCGGTTGCGCGTGTCCCAATTCGTGCTCGCTGCCCCATAGGGCAGGTACATGCGATGCGAAATGGTCTTGCTTTGGTTCTTCGGCATCATGCGCTGCTGGCCGGTGATGCCCAAAACCTCGGCAGGCATGGCGTGCTTGAGAATGTCGCCCTTGAGCTTTCCGATGCGAGCCGCGGGGCTGGTGCTTGTAAATGCGGTCATGTTTTCTCTCCTCGGCTACGACCTAAGCGCAGCCCTAAATGCATCCAATTCCGTTGGCGCTTCTTGGGGGCGTGGCGCATTGCCACTCGGGGTCAAGGCCCGTTGCAAGCGCTGCTGCCCTTTTGCGGTCTTTTCTGCCGCAGCGGCGCGGGCGCTTGCCCACTGGTCGTAATGCCCCAGCACGGCAGACATTTCATCGGCGGTCTGCGCCGTGTCAAATGCCTGGCGTACCTGCTCCCCTTGCGCTCCTAGCCACAGGTTGAATTCCTGCGTCCCGAGCTTTTCGCGCCATCCTTTGTGCATGCGGTCCATCACAGCCATCTCAATCGCCAGAGGGTCAAGCCCGGCCTGTGCTGTCTGTGCTTCCGCGTTGGCGGTTTGCACATCAGCCGGTGGGGCTGCCTGCTGCGGTTGCTGCGTGATACCAAGCGCGCGGATGTATTCGGCAATCTCCGGGTAGTCCTCTTCGAATTGCGACACTTCAACTGGGGCCTTGGCTGGCACCACCGGCGCCTGAGCGGCTTGCTGAAACTTGCGGTTCAGCTCGCCTATGTGCCCATGCGCCTTGTCGATCTGGCGTTTCAAAGTCTCTACATCTGCGGCATTGCCCAGCAGTCGCCTGAGCTCGCTGCGCTTGAGGCCATCGAGCAATACCGGGTCTTCGTCTTCCGCGCTGGGTGCCGTTGCGGGCTCATGCTTGGAAGGCTCGGATGCCTCGGGCTGCGCTGCGACCTCGGGCGCTGCATCGTCTGCGCCACCTTGCTCTTGCCCTGTCACGGCCACCGCATCGCTTGCGGCAGTGGTGCTGGGGTCGGTTGCCTCGGTGTCGTTGATGCTGCTTTGGAAAGCGGCCAACTCCTGCTGCTGTTCGTCCATGCGTCATGCACTCCTAATTCATGCTGAGGCCGGGGTTAATAACCGCCAGCGTCAACGGTTTGCGCCGGGGCTGGGTTGGCCAGCGCCAGCAGGTCTTTCCAAGCCGCAATACGCCCTCTGAGTTCAGCGGTTCGCAGTGCGTCCATAGACGGGCTGTCGTTCTTCTCGCGCAGCGTGGCAATGCGCGCTTGAGCGGTCTGCTCAATGGCGCGCCACGTGGGCGATGTGAGGTCCAGTCCCTTCATGCGCCTGAGTGTCCCGGGCTTGCCCTGCTGAGAAAAACCCTACAGGGGGGCGCTAGTCCGCAGCCTGCGTTTCGATGCCTTCACGCACGCCAATTTCCGGGCTGACTGGGTTGGCTGGCGTCAGTGGATTGGTGTTTGGCTGCGGCGCCACAGGAGGAAGGTCAGACGGCGTGTTAGGGACAATGGGCGCCAGGTCCTGGTCCTTGAACCCAACGGAGCGCGCCAATTCGTCGGCCAGTGGTGCGACCATTGGGTTTATGGAAATGGCCTGGCCTGTCTGCACACCGCTGTAGAGCGTCTCCATGCCGGTATTCGTGGCGTCCGCATCCCACTTGCGCGCCTGGGCCTCCATCAGCTTTGTTTTGGCCTCGGCCACGGGGTCGGGCTGCGGCTGCTGGCGCTGCGCCTTCTGCTGCTCGTCCAGCTGGAAGTTCTTGGGGTCGAGGCGCTGGCCCTTGCACAGTTCGGCAAAGAGCTTGGCCGGGTCGATCTCGTACACCGGGTCTTTGGCAAGGCCCACCATCTGCAGCAGGAATTGCTGCTGTGCATCCCGCTCCACCAGGGCAGACGATGCGCGAACCTCGATAGAAAAGTCACCTTTGATGCTCTCGTCGTCGCTGTAGCTCATCATCCAGTCGAAGTAGCGCTGGATATGGGGGCGCGTCACATAGTCGTCAAAACGCTTGGCCAGACGCCGCAGAACGCTGGTGGCGTTGTTGTTCTGCATTTGCATCCCGCCCAGGGTATCTGGGGCATCGCCCTTGATGCCCTGCAGCATGGCAGGCATGCCGGTTGTGTCCTCGGCCATCTTCAGGCAGAAGTTGATGATGTTCATCAATTCGGCCTGCACGCTCGGCACCACGAAAGCAGAGAACGCTGCCCGCACGTCCGGCGCATCGGCATCGGCATTGGCCCGCCACACCTTGCCGGGGCGCAGGCCCCAGTGGCCATCGTCTGGCGTCACGCCGTTGCCAATCACAATCTGCGGAGCCGCCGATAGGCCGGAGTTATCCATCATGGCGCGCGTGGCGCCGTTGAGCATCCTCTGAGGGGTGCGAATCTGGCGACTGATTCCAACTCCCCACGGCATCCCGGGCCGGCGCTGCCAGGCCAGAATGTCGTAGGGGAATTCGCCGTTCTCGACCGGGCTTTGCGTTGCCTTCACCAGCCGGTCATTGATCAGCACCGCCATCGTCGGCACGCGGTCCTCGTCGCCGTCTTCAAGCTCTACGCCTGCCGTGCGCAGTTGATCTGCGGCGCAGTGGCCGTAGAAGACCCACATCTCGTACTCGTCATCACTGGCGCGATAGACAGCCTCCGTGCCCTGGCGGGTGCGGGCCGGGCCTTCCCGTAGTGCTGCCAGCAACTCCGCGCGGTCGTAGCTCTCATCGGTCAGCATCGCCTTGATCTGGCGCTTGCCGATGAACTCGCGCTCCCAGGTTCCGCTGCCGTTGTGCAGGTTCTCGCCACAAGCCGGGTCGGGAAAGAAATTCCACGGGTCGATGCGCTTGGAGCCGGGTTGAATGCTGTCCACGCGCACGACCGACGTCATCTGCGTCCGCGGGTCTTTGTGCACCATCCGCTGTGTCCGCTGGATAGGGAATGGCCCCTTGAGAACCCCAGAGCCGATGCGCGCAGCGTCCTCGATGACCTGGCGCACCTCGCCATGCCAGTTGCTCTCCACGAGCGGGTCTTCAATGGCCTGCTGCATCTTGGCGGCGGCTTGCTTGGCCTGCGCCTGATTTGCCTCAATCTGCGCCTGAGCCTCTGCCGGGTCGGTCAACCCCATGGATTGCGCCAGCATCGTGAGTTGTGATGTGCTCAGACGGGGGAGTGGGGTTGGCTTGATCTCCCATGCCCTGTCATCGGTAGGCAAAAGCATGTCCGCCACCCGCGCGCTCGCGGCGTCGGTGTACGGCCGGGTGATGTTCAGGAAAGCCACGGAGCGCGTCGGGCCACTGCTGACGGGCGATCCGCCAATCAATGCGGATTTGCGGCTGCGGTAGAGTTGGTTTGCGTTCTGAAAAGCCCGGTTGGCATCGTCAATGCCCTGGTAGTGCTCTTCGTCTTCGGTCCATTCCTCTTCAATGCCCGAGCCAGCTCGCCCTGCAATGGCTTCCTTGCGCTTTGTAAGCAAGGTCTGCACGAACTGAGCGCGCATATCCTCTTGCTGGTCGCTGGGCTGCAAGCCCGATTCCGTGTCGTTGACTTGCATGTCAGTACCCTATTTCGCGGTCAAGCGGAGTCCAGGCGGCTGCCTTGCTGGCTTCAATGGGCCGCACCTTCGCCTTGCGTTTCATCATCAGCGCGTACCTGCTGGCGCTCATCAAGTCGTCCACCTTCTTGACCACCTTGCCGTCCTTGCGGTGGTACATGCGGAACTCTTGAAACCAGTCATCGAGGTTGGAAAAAACCTTCCAGCGCCCGGTTTGCATGCGCTCCAGCATGTCCATCAGGCCAGCCTCTACCCCGTTGGTTCCGTCGTCAAAAGTGGCGCGGTCCTTGAGCATCAGCAGGCCGGCAGATGCGTACTGCTTTGCGAGCTGCTCACCGCTGCCTTTGTCGTGTTGCAGGCCGTCATGAGGCCAAGCCGTAGGAACCCATGGCCCCCAGGCTTTTACCGTCGCCGCATGAATGACAGGCGTGGCCTCGCGCATCCGGTGCGCCTTGTGCACGTAGATGCAATCGGCATCACGGTCCCATGCAAGCTGCACGGCTGCGGTTGGGTGATCCCATCCGAAATCAATCCCGTTGATACGCGCCCAATGGGCCGGCAGCGGGAATGGCGCAATGGAAATAGCACTTTCTTCGACGGGGAAAATGCGGCCGCTTCCAAGCGTCGGGACGCCTTTTGCGCGGGCCTCGCGCTCATGCGCTGGGTAGCTCTCGATGATTCGCTGCTTTTCCTCGTCGGAGTAGTGGTCCACGTCATCAATCGTCATGTTTGTGACGGAGCGATCTGGGCTGACTTCGGTGATGAACCTCGTCACCACCTCCGACATGCCCAGCAGCGGCGTGAATGTCATGTAGGCCATGCCGCCAGTGGCATTTGTCCGGGTCAGGCCTTCGGTGCAAATATCGGACGGCGGTTCTTCATCGAACCAGACAATATCGAGCGTCTCGCCCTGCCACTTCTCGCGCCCCTGCTCGTAGCGCTTGAAATACAGCCGGGATTCGCCGCCACTCTTGTGTCGGACGGCAACGCTGTCCAGCAAATCAGCTACGCCAATGGCTCGACGCGGCTCACCCACAATGCAATCGGCGGGGATGAAGCCGGTGCCGTACTGACCTGGACGGCCCACCAGCAACCGCTGAACTGTGTCGCGCACCGATTCGCCGGTGACGCCAGATGCCCATGCCACAGGCGGTTTTGTGAACACCCGCCCTTCCCACCAGTCCGGGTAGCGCCCCGTCAGGTGGATCGCCATCTCGGCAGCCCCTGACAGTGATTTCCCAAGCTGGTTCCCAGCCATAAACAGGCGCTCGCGCGTCGAAGCCCCAAGCGCATGGAATTCCTGCTGCTTGCGATACGGTGTGTAAAGCTCCAGGCGGCGGCGAGATAGCTCCCCCTCGACCTGGGCCAGCATCACGGCGCGCAGTGCGTCAGTCATTCAGCAGCCTTTCGCGCAACCGCTGCAGCTCTGCGGTCGCCATGGCGGCCAGCCCCTCGTTCTCGGGCTTCTCGCCAGCATCCAGCCCAAACGCCTCGCGCTCACCTTTGCGAACCTTCTCGTCAACGTCCGCTAGCTTCTTGAGGTCATCCACCAGGGCCGAGCGGCTCATGGCCTTGCGCAATGCGTCGTTGGCGCGGTCGATGCCGTTGTCGTCCGGCTGGCGCACCATCTCAATGACCTCGGCCAGGTCGGGCAGCATGGCTGCGGCTTGCTGGATCTGGTCTAGCAGCGTGCGCTTTACCGATGTGAGTTCCTGCAGCCCTTTGCGGTGCCCAAGGATTACTTGCTTATTGACTTCTGCCGCAGCAAGCACCGTGTCTGCTGCGTTTTGCTGCGCTGTGCTGCACTCTGCTGCAACAATGGACTGGATCAGCTTGGCATTCGTGGCCTGCTTGATGGCCGTGGACAGGTCTTGTGTCCACCCATGTTTATCGGCTCGGCGTGAAATTGTTGAGTTGTTGACTTCGTACTTTGTCTCCAGCTCGCGCAGGGTGAATCGCCCTGTTCGGTAGTCCCGCTCTACCGCATCCCAATCCGTTCTGCGCTTCCTGGCAACGGCTGCGCCCGCGTCCTTCTTGCGGGAAGCGGGCTTTTTGGCTTTGGGTGGCGCCTTCTTGGGCGCGGTGTTTGATGCCATACCCGCAGTTTCGCGGGCCGTGGCGATTGGGTCGAACCCTAGAGGGTGGGCAAAAGAAAAGCCGCCCGGATTACTCCTGAGCGGCCAGCACTTAATTCAAAGTGATTAAAACTTTCCTTGCACTTCAATCGTTATAGGCCTTCAGGATCGTTGTCGTATCCCCAATCAAGAGCTTCGTCTTTCGTTAGATGTGGCCCATGCCACGGTGGGTTCCGCGCTTTCCATCTATCCCACTCTGGGCCAGGTATTTCCACGGCGAACACGTGGATTCCCTCACTGACATCCCAGCATATCTGGACCGCGTACCAACCAGGCGCCGTAGGATGGTGGCTCCCATCGCTCCACTCTTGAGAATTCATGTCGTTGTCCTTGGCGCATGTCCTGGCGCCGCATAGAGCGAATCCGGGAGTAGCGCTATTTACGCTGCTTCTACAATCGGGCCTACTCGTTTTCAGCGCGCCCGATTGTATCTACGGGCTCAATCGGAACGGTTGTGCGCAACACTTTATCGACAAGATCAGCAATCTCTTCAGCCTCTGCCGATCCGCTCACAGGGTACAGCTCCATTTCCAGCGTCAAGCGGATTGCTTTTAGATGAGCCTCTGTCAGTGATGTGATTGTCATGGCGCTCTCCTGATCTTGCGCTGTGCATCCAGCAGCGCTGTGCTGATAACCGCAACTGGTGATGCGGCGTAACCGCTTGCAACCAGGTCCGCCAGCGCCTGAGCGGCTTCTGGCTGTAGGTGTCCGTCAGGCATACGGCGTCCGCCTCGCTCCCTAAGAGCTGCTTCGGCGCGGCGGACACGCTGGGCTGGGGTGAGTGGGGAGGTCATGCAACTGGTTTATAGAACTTCCCGCTTTCGCTGCCGAAAACGCCATTGAATTCCTGTTCACCGTCGTCGTCTTTCGGCAGACTCGCCGGGTCAATTTGAGTGGCTTCGAATGCGGTGAATTCTTGAGATCCCTTGTAGAGCTTGCTTCCGTCGAAGTCGTAGCCACGCTGCACAGCCTCGTCAGCTTCAACGTATCCGTCGCATCCGTTCCAAACGATTTTTGTCATGTCGCTCTCCTGTTGTTGATGGCTCAATCATAGCAGGTTACACGGGTAACGCCATGGGGGAGTCAACTATTTTTATAGGTGCAAACCCTAGTCTGTCTCGAATAGACTCTACCGCCCCTCCCCATGTGTCAAACAGCGGGTGCGGCAATTGCTTTTCTCCCGTTTCCGGGTTTCTCAGCGCCCTCATTCCACGCCCCCCATCAAAATCTCAGGCCCGCCTAGCGATACCGTGACCTTGCCCGGAGCAATCGCCACAATCATCGTGTCCAGCGGCAGGATCGAGCTTACAAACCGCCTGGCAGCGCGCTTTGCATCCGCGCGTCCGTCAGCCTCGAAGTTACCGACCCAGAAAACCTCTCGGTCTGGGCACCGGACTTTTGCTACCCAGGACGCTTTCATTTCAAACCATCCATCGCCAGCGACATCTGCTGACCTGGCGATAATTGTTGTAGCTTGTCCATCATTTCCGTTAGCTGCCTCTGCAAACGCCTGATCTGCGCCTGCTGCTCGTCTTGCTTGTGCGCCATCACAATCACATTGGCCTGTTCAATCAGCCCGCCCATCGTTTTTGCAAGTGCTCTCGCCTCGCGCTGGTTCAATTCGAGTATCTGATCGCCCTTCTCCAACTTGATAACCCCGTTCGGCAGTGCGGAGTGATAGACCGGCTCGGTGTCCTTATGCTCTTCTGCGACGAAAAACATTCCGTTGTCGCTGTAGATGCGGCCCCGCTGCTTGAGCGTCTTGATTGCGTCGTAAACAATTGGCATTGCAAGCCCGGTAGCCCTGGAAATATCAGGCGCTTTGGCGGGCGTCTCGCAATCTGCAAGCTCCAGAATCGCGCCGAAAACCATATCCCTGCTGCTTTTCTTCGCGTTGTGCGTCTGCAGCGCGGCGGCTTCCTCTGCCGTCATTGGCTCTGCTGCGGCTGTCGATGTTGCATTCATGGCGCTCTCCGGTAGAATATGGGCCGCTGATCTCCCATCCCCACCAGAAAGCCCGCCTAGTGCGGGTTTTTCTTTACCCGACCTCCTTCAAAAAATCCCTTAGCTCTTCCTCGGCCTCTTCGATCATCTCGTCCGCCTCGGACGGGTCGAGCTGGTAGCGTCTGCGTCGGTACATGACCTTCGCGTAGTCCTCCGCGAATTGCTTTGCGCGGTCGAATATCTGGTCTTGCTCTTCGCGGGTCAGCATGGGTGATCCTTCACTGGTTCAGCCGCTCAATAGTTCGGGCCAGCAGGTCCATTTCGTCTAGCTTTTCCTGCCGCAGCACCGATCGATCGCCATGGATGCCGCGCGGCCCGGTGTGGCAGGACGGGCAAAGAGCAATGGCCAGCCAGTTCTGCGCCCGCTGTGCCATGCCCTGGCCCTCGCGTGCGTGGTGGATATGCACGCCGTGGGCACCGCAGACAACGCAATCGAGCTGCGCCACGCGGTCTAGGTACCGTTTTTCTGCGC